TCCGCCGACCTCGTTAGCGACCTGTCCTGAAAGCCCAACTAAATTACCGTCTTCCCCAAAATATTTTAAGTCTGAAAGGCTATCACCCTCAAGCCCCGATGCGTTTAGTATTGCCTTCTGCTCGGGAGTGAACAACATGTCTTCTAGGCCAGTAGCGACAGAATCTAAAAAGTCTGCTATATACTCCGTGCCATATTGCACAACGGAGTCTTTGCCGTCGAAACTTTCCATACGCGACTGTAGTTGTGCCGCGCTATCTGCGTCTATTGCGGTTACCGCTGAACCAATAAGAGCGTTTAGCTCCATCTCAGTGGCGTAGGCATTTGGATTTAAAAATGCAGTAGTGGTTTCGAGTATGTCTTGTACGTTAAGCCCGCCGTACCCAAAGTAATTACGCGCTTCATGGCGCAGTGCAGTGCTACCGATACCAATACCTTCAACCATCCTAGCCAGATTTTCAGGAGCGCCGACAATAACTGATTTAACGACCGCCTCCGCAGGGGCTAGGGTGTTGCTAGGGTCTTTAGCTAGCTCCGCGGCGTATGCCTCCGCGGCCATGGTGCCGATAGAACGGTTTTCTAGTGGTTCATAACCCTCTTCCATCAACGCGTTTTGTATCGCAGCGGAGTCCATACCACTCATGTTGTCAGCGTTTAAAGGACTGCCCACAGCAAAATATCGGTCTACATCCTCATCCGAATACCCCAACGCGTCTTGTATTATGTTTTGAATTTGCGGCGTGATTTGCATTGTGCCGTCAACGGTATACGTTAGGAAATCTCTTGGGTCTAACCCTCTGCCGCCGCTGCGGTAGACTTTCGCAGATTCTAGGGACTGTATGTATTCTTTTGCTTCTTCGTCGTATACGATTTGGCTCATAAGCGCAGCTTCGTCAGCCGCGGCTTGGTTAGCTGCAAACTCGTCAGAGCGGTCAACATCACTCAGCACGTCCTGACTCATAACCGCTTCTTCGTCGGCCAAGTTTTTGGTATATTCTTCAAACTCTTGAACCATCTCGTCATAATCTTGAGTGCCGTCTACTAACCTACCACCTAGCAAACCACTCTTAATTCCAACAATATTGTACCCTGCATCCCGCAGGGCTTTGAAATGCTGCGGTAACACCACACCGCCTACAGGCGCGGAGTCTCCTAGAATGTTGTTCATGTCCTTGGTAATACGCGTTCCGAGGGTTGCAGGAGCTACCTTTTTACGAAGCGAAGATAGTTCTGGAGCGTCATATGTCGTAGACCCTGCACCGTATTCTGCGTATGGATCGACTTCTTGACGCCCACCGGGAGTGTCTACGTAATACCGATTGGTTGCTGCGTCGTACGTATAGCCTTCGCCAAACTGGTCGGGGTTTGCAGCGTTCAAGTCCGCGGGGTCGAATACTTGTGCGTCACTTATATTGCCTAAATAGTGCGTATAGACATCTTCACCCGCATCTAGCCCGTTAAGTTCTCTGTATTTATTTTCGTCAATGCCGGGGCGCAGCGTGGTGGCTATAACTCTGTTAGCCTCAGTGTAAACGGGCTTCATAGCTGCGTCGAGGTTGGCTATATCAGATAATAGGTATTGCGAGTTTTCGTCGTATGTTGATTGCAGGTCATCAAGCTGAGGCACTACTGCGTCGTAATCAGCTTTGTACTTATCCATTTGTGACTTAGTGCTGGTATAGTACGTATCGAGGTCGTCTGCGTAATCGTTAAACGTATCCGCCGCAGCATTAAGCGCGTCTATTGTGGCTTGGCTGGGATTCGCATTGTGTGCATCTAAGGCGGCGTTGTAGACCTCTCTAAGCCGAGTCTGTTCTTGGATACGGTTGTTCAAGTCGGCGCGTAGCCCGTTGAAGCCGCTTGCGGCGGTAGCTGCTTGTTCTTCCGCAGCCCTAAGAGCTGCCGCTGCCGCTTCTACTTTCGCAGTGGTGCCGGACACATCATCAATAAACTTGTCTACAGGTTTATCTATGACCTCTGTTAGAGCCGCTGCGCCAGCAGTATCTAGCGTACCAAAGAAAGCATCAGCGGTAGAGCCACCTGCTATGGCCGTGCTCGCAGCATTAGTTACTGCAGAGGTAAGAATTTTAACCCCAGCGTCGTCTATGTTAGTATTTTCGTCTATGAAGTCTGATACAAACTCTGTAACGCCCGTATACTTACCTACTATGCTACCTACTTGGGCAGCGGATATTTCACCCCCAGTAAGTTCAGCGGTCACACCCGCAACGACAACATCTTTTATTCCGTCTTGTAGGTTTTCCCACCCGCTACCTTCTATTATAGCTCCTGCAGTGTCGCTAACTCCATCTGCAATTTCAGTGACAACGCTATCAACACCATCAGCAACCGCGGTAACAGCGCCATCGACGGTATCATCAACCGTGTCGCCAAATTTATTATCTAGGCTATCCGCAATTTGCCCAACAGTAGCACCCACAGCGGAATTAAGACCACCCTCTAAAAAGGCATCTAGGGGGTCTTGTCCATATATAATAGCAGTAGCCGCAGCTTCCGTACCACCTGCCACAGCCGTTTGTACCACCGTAGTTACCGCATCACTAGCGCCTTCAGCTATACCCGTGCTGGCTATTGTATCCGCAATTGTAGGGTTGACATAAGTACCCACCGCGGTGCCAACTTTACCACCTACATATGATACTGCAGCGGATTTGAGCGCGTCGTCTATGTCTCCACCGTTAGCTAAAGTAGACGCGCCGTCGATAATCGGAATGGCCCATGTTTGCCCCGTGGCAACTGCGGCGACTTTAGCTATGGTAGTGATAGGATCATCTAGGGCAGATTCAATTACATCTCCGACACCCTCGACAACGGGTTCGACTACCTCATCTACTACCCATTCAACAGCGTCACCAACTGCACCGACTGCATCTTCAACAATATCAACGGCACCGCCAACAACTTCCCCGACAAGATCGACTGCACCTTCAACGATATTAGCAACAAACGACATATTAAGTTGTCCTATTCAACGGTAGTTTGCCCAAGGTTACGTACGCTCTTGACCCTCCGGTAGCTTTACGCCCCACGGCAATTTTAGTGTCAAGTTTGTCCGCGTAGCGTTTCCATGCCTTAAACGCGCTATCGTATATAGCCCCATCGTAGTCAGATACGTAGCGTTTGACGCCTATTTTCTGCATATGCGTAAAATACTTTAACCCGTTAGCTACAAAATTCTGAGCTGTGTCTATGTTGAGCGCACGGCCCCACATCAAATCTTTGTTCTCACCTTTGCCCCGATGCCCAATAAATACGGTATTGCCTATCTGCACCATATCAGTATCTTTCATAGTCATCTCTTTGGCTATGCCAGCCATAGCTGCTGCAGGGGTTATGTTTCCGAGATCAAGCTCTCCGAGCGCAGTAGTTATGACCGTAGGGGCTGGTAGAGGTCTTTCTTTACTGTCCACAACAGTTTGCATCCTACACCTCCGCAGAAAATATTGCCGCAGAGTATATATTACCCATGCCAGCGGCTAGACTAAGGAACGGCCCTCTTGGGGCTGGCGCATCGTAGGACAGGAACACGTCATCGTCTTCAGTCCTATTGAGGATTTGTGGTACAATACCGCGTTTCATGTCATTTAGCAACAGCCCTGTCTCTAATAACCCACTAGCGCCCATCGTATGCCCTACTCGTTGTTTGTATGAGGTAGCGACAAACTCTTTAAGACTACGCTCTAGCGCCGCTTTTTCTGCCGTATTGTTGACTGCAGTGCCTGTGCCGTGAGTCTTTACTACTGTTATATCTTCCTTACGTACCCCCGCTACATGTAAGGAACCTTCAATTGCTTTAGAGTACCCCTCGCCATCGGGGCGTTGCCCAAGTGGGTTTGTGTTGTCTTCGGCAGACGTATACGCTCCAAGAAACCTAGCTTCGGGGTTATTCAGCCCCACGTGGTCTTTTTCAAATATACATAGTGTAGCGCCTTGCCCCAAGAAGAACCCTTGGTTGGTGCTGTCAAAGGCAGAAGGCCGTATTTGATCTTCATCCTTGTACTGCAGGCTGGCTCCAGCTTCCCCGAAAAACTCTAGTGTAAGGTTGTTAACCGCATCTTCTCCACTGAGCACGATAACACGGTCAAACCCAAAGTTGTTCATCAAGTTTTGAACATCCATCATAACTTTTAGGCTCGAAGCACAGGCGCTAGCGTCCGTAGATACATGGTCGTGCACGTGAAACATGCTTGCGATACGCCCCGCGTATATGTTTGTCAGCACAATAAACGGAACTTTGACCTTGTAGTGCAGCTCGGCGTCGGGGTTTTTGTCGTACCTGTTACTATTGCTCATCCAACCTTGGTTACCCGCAGCAAATATAAATCCTGTTTTACCCTTTACAGGGTTATCTTTAACGTAATTCAACGCTTCAGGGGTAACTACAGTTTCTAGTAACGTGTGAGGAGGATACTTTAACCCAGACTTAGCACGTCTAAACGTAGACGGTATAATATGCGCGTGCTGCGGAAAGGCTATGTCAGGCACAAGAGTTGTGTCGGTGGTCGAAGTGCTGAAGAATTTAGATAAATATATCATGCGACAGACTCCATAGCAGCTTCTACAGAATCAAAGTCTTTCTGTTTATTTTCCAGCATATAGTCTCGTACTTCTTGCAGGGAGCCTACAGGAATGTTGAAGTCTTCCGTTTCAGGTACGCCGTATATGTCAGATATGAGCACCAGAGTGAGAGTTACATCTAGGCTATCCAGCCCAATGTCTTCTTCTTTAAGGGAAATATCTAGCGTTGTGGGTTTTGTGTAGTCGTCTAAGTGAAGTTTAGTTTCGCGGACGCAAGCGTCGAATAGTTCTAAAAAGTCCATTTTGCACCTATTTGTTAAGGGTGCCTACATTATACATTACTTACAAAGGTCATTGCAACAGAAGCTGATGCCACCGCGGGCCTTGGAGATGCCGCTGCGTGTGCATGTAGCTCTACGTTAGTGTTGTCTGTAGACCAGAACACTTCAACATAATCGCCAGCGACGAGATCAATAGACCCGTTCCAGTTAGCTATATCTTTCTTACCGTTACCACTTATAGTGTACTCGTGGTCGCTATAAGCTACATTCGTACCGTTCTTTTTTAACCATACAGAAACTGCTTTGGTTGAACTGTTTGTAGATTCTAGCTGCAAGGTGGTTTTTAAGTGATACACTCCCGGGTTTGCGACTGTAAGCCTAGAGTTACTTACTACACTTACCGCGTTGTTGGCTCGTGTAGTATTAAATGTAATGGCATAACCTGTGTCAACAGCCGAAGCTGTTTGGTCTACAGTGCTATAGAACACTCCGTACGGCATATATAGAACTTTACCACCTACATCGGTGCTAAGTACCGTGTTTACTGAGCCAACAAACCTATTGAAGAACAGGCGCAGCACGTTGCTATTCTGGTCCATAAAGGGCCGATCATAGGTTTCTGGCGCTAGGGGAAGCGCAGGAGGCGCTACCTTGTCAATCTCGTTAGGCATTATCGCCTCCCGTCAGGGCGCATATCAATCCGAGGCGCTCCTAGCTGCCATGTAACACCTGCTTCTGTGGACTCTACTTTCATCGCAAGTTGTCTACCACGCACGCGCGTGTATATCTGCCCCGTATACTCTTCTACAGGTAGTACAGCCGTACGTGTTATAGCGCGAGTGTTACTGCCTCCTTCAGACGTAGGGTTGTTATACCCTGCACCAGAGTTAGCCAACGGTAACAACGTCATTGTTGCACTAGGTGAACCTGCAGTAGAACCATCAAACCTGATGTCTGGCAAAATACGCCATATAAATGCGAATTGATGGCCGTCTTCCAGATCAAACTCCGCGGAAGATACGAACGCGTGGATAGGTAGAGTTTCCTCCCCAGCGTTGTCATCTACACCCTGCTCATGGTTTACAAGGTTACTATCGTATGTAGCCGCAAGAGGGCTATCGCGTAGGCCAGAATCCAACCAAGCTGTACGAGACATCGTCCCGTAGTACCAAACATCTTCTAAGTAGTTGTACACCACGTAACGATCCGACACTGTTTTACCCGTCGAGCAGTAGAACCACCATATTTCGTGATAGGATTCGTTGGTGCCAGAGACAATCTGATCGTACTGTTGTGTGTTAAAGTCGTCAAAGATGAACTTACGTAAATCGCAGCGTAGAGGTTGCGTCCGCCCATCATATTTGTAGAACTTATCTTTGCCCATCCAGTAAGCTACGCCGTTTGCGTAGGCTACAGCGTTCTGTCCAGCAATAGAGATGTTTTCTCCAACAAGCTGTGCGGACCAAACAACAGGCGCACCAACGTATTGCATGGCGTACAAAGCGGAATCGGTCCAGACCAGAACCTCCTGCCGCGCTTGTTTAGATGTAACGATCTCACTACCACGGGATAACGTGAGAAACCCAGCCTGTGACGTTGCAGACGGTGTCCAGTTTACCGCGCTGCCTTGGTCAGACCACCGCACCAGCATAGGGTTTACTATAGACGTGCCAAACTCGTTTGCGCCGAAGGCAAACACAAAACGATTTATGTCTGATATTTCTAGGCAATTCTGCGTTGTTGGTACGCCCGACGCGCCTGATAGCGTGCTTAGTTCTACCCCCCGGCTACTTATTCCTGAACTAGCTTCCCAATAATATATAGCCCCACCACGAGGACCGAAGATTAAATCTTCCCCAAAGTTGGATTGAGTCCAGAGTCGAATAGACTCCACAGAAGTTTCACCTACACCCCACGTACCGAACCCCCACGCGGATGCTCCCCAACCAGTAATAGGGATGGCAAACCCCGTACCGACATTGATCTGGTACGCTGCGGTGACTGTGCCGCCACCTGTTGCGCTAGAGCTTGCATTTGCTCCAGCGTCTATCGCATACTCATTCACCGCTTCAGTAAAAGTTATTTCGTATTCACCATTTAGAGTAAGGCCGCCTACGGCGGTAGCGCCGCTGAAAGTAACAAAATCCCCGTCTTTATACCCCCCAGCAGCGTCTGTAACCGTAACAATAGGCGAACCCGATACAGTCTCAAACGGATTTGTAAGCGTTTCTGTAGCGCGTAAGGGAGTTATATCGTTATACTCTCCACCGTTTTCTAGGTAAAACTTTAGGTTTGTTCCAACCCCAATCAGGTTTTGACTACCCAAGGTTACCCAGTTCCATAATGACCTACAAATACCTTGGAAAGTAGATGCAGATATACGTTGCCACCCGCCTATCTTTTCGGGCGTACCTTGCCTAAAACGAATTTTATCGCACTCGTACCAGCCACCTTCGCTCGTATAACGTGTGTTTTCGCGGTTCACACCAGCTTTTAAAAGTAGCTTCTTTAAAGGCATCGTAAGTCTCCATTTACTAAGGTACTACACCATACTCATAGTTTAGTCCATCAGTTCAAAGTGTGGTCCGTCGATGAATGGGCGTTTTCCTTGACTGCGGCGCAAGTCAACATAGGCGTTCATGGCTTCTTCCATTGTGCCATCCCAATCGCGGATGTCATCAATATGCCAAGCGGCACCCCACCGTACAGCAACCCCTACATCAATAGCTCCCTGCTTCACAGCATCCGCAAGGTCATCGTACAAATTCAGTTCCCACGATCCACGCGAACCCACATAAGCCATGAGGTCTAAAGCGCGACCTTCGATGTGTTTGGACTTCATCGTTTTCGATGCGCCCTTATCTACGAGTTCACGCTGTTCTTCTATGGTTCTCAGCCCACATATTACACCAAAGTCGGTTTTTGTGTGGCCTATAGCTGATTTTGCGACGGCGACTAGACGCTCGTCTACGCCTTCCATACGGTCAAGGCTGCGCTGTGATAATTTAAAAGTCATTTCATTTCACCCTTCATGTTCATAAGGCCGTCGTGATCTCGGCCAATATACTTCAAATCGTTCTCAATCAAAGCAACTCTTTGCTGCAACGCCGTAACCTGCCCAATGGAGTTAGCTAAGTTAGCTAGTTCATCCCAGACCTCATCAGATTCATCCCAAAGATAGTCTATCTCCATAGCGTTATCTTGAACATCACGCCTGAGATTCACGTTGTCTTCGATAGCCATCTTAGAGCCAAGTTGACTAACGGTTTCTTCAAGGCTTGTTATTGTTGCAGCCTGCTGTGATACCCACCACACACCAGCCGCGAGTTGTACAGCCATAGCTGCCACAAGGGCTACAGGTAACTTTAAGTTTTCCATCACTTCCTCTTAAACAAAGCCTGTGCACCGCGAACACCGAAGCTGGCGCTTATCGCGATACCTAAACTATAAAAATACCAATCTGGCGCTTTGGAAAGCTGCTCAAACCCACGATCTACCCACCCCTCTGCACCGGGTATGAAGGCCAGAATAAGCGGGATTGACAGAACAATTACGAACCACTCGTCTTTCCAGCTTGATTTAGCACCCTCTGCCATAATGCGCTCCCAGTCGGCAACGCTTGTATGTTCAGATAACATGATCTTGGCCTTGGCTTCCGCCTCGGTCAGCTTGAGCTTGGCCTCTGCGGCCTGCTTAGTAGTCTTTGCGTCCAACCATCCGCCAGCAAGGCTAGCTATTGGACCTATCAGAGCTTGAAGCATTCTTACTCTCCATTGCATTAAAACCAAAATATGCAGCGGCTATGCCGGATGCACCAATCACATACACAGCAGCAATCTCCGCCATCAACTTCGCTGCCGTCTCTAGGCCCGTCATAGAAGCCACTAGGATAACCAAAGGGTATAAGATCATACCAGATAGCGCAAACCAAGTCATGCGCCTCTGCGCGTCTCTCTTGGCGTCTGCGTCTTCCATGCGACGGCGACGATCTTCCAACATAATCTCATGCTCAACCGGATCAATCTTTCCGTTTCCGTTCAAGTCGTACTCGTTTGGCATCTTCTATCCTCTTGGCGTAAGCAATTGCGTGGTGCTTGTGATGGGTTATTATAACAACTTTTCCACATTTGTCATATACAACGTAATCTCCTCGTTTATTTTGGAATAACCTCAAAGCAGTACACCGTGGTTTGACTTGTCGTTATCAAGACTTTTGCATCCTCAAGTGCTTCTTCGCACTCGTTTTGAGTAGGAAACTGATTGAGTTGATAGTGTTCGATATTGTTATTTATAACTTGAAACCAGACTAAGAACCACATTTTTAATCCCCCTTGACCCTTGTACGTTGCAAAAGCTCTAAGACCTCTTTAAACTTTCGACCTGATTTCGAGGCTAAACCCTCAATGATTATTTCAATACTCTGATCGAACTGGCGAATGATTTGTTTGTCAGTCATCACCAACGCCCCTGATAACGGCCCCAGTAGTAGAAGCCTGTGACAATCCCTAAAGCCGCAATGATAAATACAACTGAGCCAAGAACAAAGTTAATGACGTTGTCTATCATCTCCTGCTTCTTATAAGCCTCTTCTCGACGTATCCTACGCATCTCGCCCTCTATCTGGAGTACCTCCTCCCAAGCAGAAGGACCGTAAGTCCATGATATATGGTCTTTTATTTCCTTTCTCATGGCCTCCATCTTCTTTTTCTGAGCAAAGATTTCAATGGCGCTGGCGCTGTTATCCGCCATCATCTTATAAAATGGAGGGTTCTTTGTTTTGTCTTCAGCATACTGAAAGTCAGAAAAAGCGGCTCCCCACTTTGCGAGAGTGCCGCTCATTTCTTGAATATCCTTGCCCGCACTAATACCCTGCTTCAGAATATTAAACGCGCTAGTGGCTAGACCGACCGCTGTAATAGGGTCAATCATTTTGTCAGCCCATCTTAGTCAGCACTGCTACTAAGAGTGCAATGATAAAGCCTGTCGTGCCGATCATAATGGCCTCCATGCGCTTGACACGTCCAAACAGGTCTTTGAATTGGATTCGCATTTCTGTTTGCATGGCGATTACCTCTTTCTCAAGACCATCAATCCGCTCGTGCGCGGAAGCTACTGTACGTTTGTCCATGTCTTATTACCTTATGAGATAGCGTAGAAGATATAGTTGCCGCCAGATGCGTTAAAGTCACTATTTGTAGTGTCTACTTTAAACCCAGTTGATTCTGAATCAATAACATCAGCGTACGATGTCCCGGTGGCGTCGTTCAAGGTTATAAGACTATCGTTACCCGACGCAATTCCTCTTACAGTGTCTAGCACCCACCAGTCGCCCGAAGCGTCTGTTCTTTTTATAAGAATAAACCTAGCGCCACTCGTAAAGCCACAGTCGATAGTCTGACTTCCGCCGTTGCCCGTGTAGGAACCAATTTTACTTATTCCAGCTAAACTGCCAAAAAGATAGGCTACAAAAGTTCCTCCGTTCTGGTTTGTTTGACCACTTGTGCCAAGCGAGAACGTAGTAGCTGTTGCGTCTGTGTTATTCCAAGCGGTAGAAGTAGTTTCTATAGCATTCGCCACATCTAGGTAGATACGGTGAGTGCCGCCAAAACTGTTTAAGTATACTTCCCAGTTACTGTTTTGGCTTCTTTTCTTCACCCAGATCATTTCAGGTACAGCACCCAGATTATGGCTTACAGTGCGTCCTGCTGTTCCGTTGCCCATGTACGGCACTACGGTAAAGAAGGATTTAGCAGACTTCCACATCCAAGAGAAAAAGGTAGCATTATTAACCGCGTCTGCATAACCATCCATCCAATCCCACTGAGCATTTCCGCTTGTCGTCACTGCTGCAGCACTATCAGTTCGCAACATTTTGTTGCCAAGAATCCTAGTCAAGGCATTTTTTTCGTCTGCGGTGTTGGGTCTAGCCCGAAGTGCAAAATCTGCTGGAAACGTAGTTGATGATCCTGTATTAGTGCGGAACCAAGAACCTGAAGTTCTGCCAGTAAGCCCGTCCATATTAAACACCTCAGTCCCAACCGCGGGAGCTATCATCATAGGCGCACGGACAGCCATGTAGATGTAAGTTCCACCGCTAGAGCCACCGCCACCGCCTTCGCCATACGTTTTAAAACCTGTAGATGTTATAGAGGGGTCCATCTCTGCATTTTCTGAATTATCTACATTTGCGCGTAGTTGTTGAAAATTATCTCCTACTGCGCCTGTATCCTCCCAACCACGCATCTTATCAGCAATAGCCCAGTTACCTGTAGATACGCTTTTAGTTAATAACCACTGAGGCTCGAACCCCAAGTTAACTTCAACACCATTGCTAGAGTTAGTATAACTCCCACACTGGATCATAGAGTCAGCCGCTGTGCTGTGTGCGAAGAGGTAGACAATATAATCTTGTCCAGAATAGTTTGAGCCAGAGCCTACTGAGAATTGTGTGCTAGTAGGCTTAGTAGCACCAAAGACATTTCCTGCGTTATTTGCCGCATAATTTTCACTAAGCCGCATTTGTTTTGTTTCTGGACTGGCATTCATGCTTCTATGATAAACCCACCACTCACCTTGTGCTGAACTGCTGCGAGACTTGATAATCATCATACCAACTTCTGCGCCTAAATCATGCGAAAGTGTTCTTGTAGTAGCTCCATTCCCAGAGAATGTTTGTATATCAAAAAATTTAGCCTGCTTTTTAAAACTCCAAGAGGCGTAGTTATATTGACTATTATTCCATTTAAAATCTGCGGCAGTAGAGCTAAATCCTGTTGACGAAAAACTAAATTGTTCTCCAGAAGAAAAAGTTTGCTCTTGCGTATCTGCGTTACAGTTTAAATATTTAGTCCCACCGCGAACAGTATCCATCAGCATGTGATTTTGATTTGCATCTCTGCATTTTATCCACACAAGACCGCCATCACCAGCAAAATCAATGCCGTTATTTACGGACAGTGTGCCACTGTTGCCCTCGTACAAATACGTTGAAAAGTTAGAAGCTACGTCAGGTTCCACGTTTCCCGCTGTAGGCCAGATACCTTGTTTGGTATAACTAGCGGCCTGATCCATAGTCCACATGCCTGAAGCAGTGCTATTTAAGTAAGGTCCACTTGGAACTACTTGTTCTTTGGATACTATGCCGCCCGGCCAATCTTTAATAGACATTATTCATCCTCTACCGTATTGTCAGCGTCCCAAGTCTTAGTATCTTCATTCCATTGATACATCCCAGACGTATCTGGGGGAGAAACAGGAGGAACCATAGCGCAGGTACCTTCATCAAAAGTCCACGATTTCCAAGTAGGGTTATTTTCAGCAAACACCGCTTTTACCGCGTTCTGTTTCGCTAGAATTTCTTCTGCGGTCATGTCTTCGCAAGCCCAGATGTCGGTGTATGTCCCCGCCATACCTTCAACCAACCCGTAAGAAACTGTCTGGTTTTTCTCGTATGGGCCTAAAATAGGAGCTTCTACTCGCACGAAAGGGCAATATTCAGGGGGAAGATTATTAACGTCAATATCAGGGAACGCTTGTATAAAGTTCCACTCAATAATTGGATGCTCATAAGGCTGTCCGTCACGAATTTGTATATAGAGCTTCATCTATAAATCTCCTGTATTTGTACTTGGGAACGTTCGATTCGTTCCGTCAAAAGAGTAAATGATTCTAACACCGCCAGATGACCAACTGCCAGCACTGTTACTGCCCCGACCGCCACCAACTTTACCCAGATTATTATAAACACCGTCATTATTATTGTCACCGCCAGAGCCGCCCGTCTGATTGTCGGCAGAAACACCGCTTGTTCCTTCACCTAACAAACCAACTCCTCCACCAGCACTGCCGTTACCGGATTCACCCGCGCCCGCTCCGCCAGAACCATTGGTCCCAACAACTGCAACATAACTTCCTGAAGCATTGGTTAAGTAGCCCCCAGTACCGCCGTTACCTGAATAACCTCCAGCACCGCCACCTCCACC